TTGACATTGATGCGGCGTGTTTCAACCTTGTTGTCTTCCATGCCTGGAATGTTAGCAAAGTATTCAGTCTTGGCGCGATGAAACGAGAACAATCCTCGTTCGTCTTTGATCGCGTTCGCTTTACGCTCGAACCAGTCTCGTGCCGGTTGCGGGTTCAACGGGTTGATTCCCCACAGGTAATGTGCGACCGCACCCGCACCAGGGAACTGGTCGTTGCTTGCATCAGAGTTCTTCGGTGCTTGTAAGTCTACCGAGTGTCGTTGCGCCCAAGCGTTCGCACGGATTACTTTGTCTTCCGTGATCTGGCCTCGTGCCATGTCTCGTGCTTCACGAACGGTTCTATCGACCAGCCCTTCACCCGCAAGACCTTGACCGTAGTAGTCCAATCCTTTTCTTGCCGCGCTGCGAATGTAGACAGGTATCTCAAGAGATACCTGGCGAACCATCTCTTCTTCTTCGTGACCTTCTTCTTCTTCTTCCATTTCTTCTTCGTGTGGTTGCCATGCGTTGCAATAGAATCCGCCGTCAACATATTCATCCCATCTCTCGCACCATGCTTTGAGATTGTTGCCTTCTTCGATGACATCATCTTCGTCGTAGAAGTGGCAGTTCCCGCAAGCGCGACCGTCAGGAACATCAGCCGAAAGTGCAGGCCGATAGTTGTCAGGTAGCGCACGGTCAGCCGCCGAATACTTCGGATGATCAATATGCAACAGATCGTTGTCCGTGATGTAGGCAGGATTCTCTGGACGACCAACACGACTCAAATACATGAACGCATTTACTCGCGCCATCGCCCATTGCGCACGACCGATACCAGGACGATGCGAAGTTGAATACGCACCAGCACCGCGACGATACACAGACTTCAACACACCAAGCGTCACACGAGTCCATACAGGACGATTCTCTGCATCCATCTTCTCGTTGTGATCGGTCACTTTGTTTCGCAACGCCGTCTCGGTTGCTTCATTGATTTCGATTCCGCCTTGCTTACCTGCCGCCGACCCAGCAGGGTTCTTGTCGCTACCTGTGATCTGGTCTGATGGTGGTTCCGGTGCGCGTTCGCCACCTGGTTCCATGTCTTCGGCGATAGACACCGCGACCATCTGATCAATCGCATCTTGTTTCGTCGAGTGGCATCCGATTACTTCGCCATCTTCTTTGATGGTTGCCCACCCAGAACAGTCTGGTGATTTGTCGGTGATGAAGTAAGGCATTACGGTGTGATCAATGTGAAGGCAACTGCGTGACCTTCTTTGGTTGAAACTGCGTACATGCTTTGCCCTGGATAAACAGCAAAGTCTTCTGATGCGCTTTTCTGTAGTGCGTGTCCTGCGTTCACTGTGATTGCTGGACCGCCGAGAAAGATTGTGTCGGTGTTGTCAAGATTGCTGACATGCAGTTGTCCTGGATTTACTCCAGCGTGACTGATAAGTGTTGCGGCCGTTCCGACCGTGATTGCTCCGTTTGTCATTGGCATGGTGTTACCTCAGAGCATCAATAATAGTTCAGCTTCGTCATCAAGAATACTGAACGCAATTTCGGCTGTCGCCTGCGAACTTATCCCACCCAAGACAGTTGACGAAACCGCATAGCGTTTCTTCGGTTCAATCACAGGAACCTCAACTGGTGGCATCTCGACTAGCGGTTCGATCTTCTTGCGTGGAGTTGTTGAATAAACTCTGCGACCACCAGACGGCGCAGGTATCGGCTCAGGTTCTGGCGGCGTCGGTGCCGAATCAACTGTCGCGACAAGACCGCCAAGATTTGCTGTGGCGACTGCTTCTTGTTCGACTGCGGTGATCGCCGAAGCGACAAGTCCGCCGAGATTCGCTGATGCTATCGCAGGTAGTGCGACTGTGGCAGTGGCCGAAGAAGCAACACCGCCAAGATCAGCCGACGCTGTCGCTAGATGTGTGACTGTTGCTGTTGTCGAACTTGCAAGACCGCCGAGAGTTGCTTCGGCTGTTGCTTCGGTTGTGACGATGACTTGTGCAACTTCGGCGACAAGTTCACCGAGCAAAGCCGAAGCGGTTGCGAAGTGTGTGACGCTCGATGTCGCGGTTGCCGACATTGCGCCGAGTGTGGCTGTGCCGGTTGCGGTTGTTAGGAACTCTGCACCGTCAAGGACTCGTGTGCTGTCAAGTTGACTGCTGTCAAGAATGAATGCTTGACCGCCGTCGAGACCGTAGGTTGCGTCGTTGAGTTGGCTCGTGTCGAGCAGGAATCTTTTGACCGCCATCGCGGCCTACTAACTAGCGACAGTTAGTGATGCAGACAGGTTGCCTGATGAGATTGTGTAAGTGTCACCGGCGGTGTATGCGTTGCCTGTGATCGTGCCAGAGAACAAGAAGTTCCCTGCTGAGATGTTGTCCCAAGCGGTGAAGTGTGTTGCGTCTTGTGAACCTGCGATATTGGTCCAACTGATATCGGCATCAGATGTGATCGCACCAGCAGACGCGGCACCGAACGAAACAGATTTGCGTGTCGTTTCGGTCGCAGCATTCGAAGTGCCGTTCGCACCTGGATCACCGACATGAAGTTTGATGTAGACGGTCGCGACCACATAAGAAGTGTTGTTCGCAAGCGCGTCAAGCCATGAGTTGCAAAGATAAGCCGATAGACCGTGTGCCATTATTCTTCGACCCTTTCGGTGATTGTCAAGATTCTACCTTCGGCGTCACGCTCAACAGTTCGCACAGTCGGCTTGTTCTCAGGCACATTCACACGCACCACAGTCTCGGGAACATTGATGACAGGTGCAGCGACACTCACATTCGCTGGTGGAACATTCACGACGACCTCAGGCATTGTCACATTCACATCACGCTGGTTCACATCGTAGGTTGGTGCTGGTTCGGTGACTTGTTGCAACAAGACTGGTGCGACACCTGTGTGCGCGATCGGCTCGATGTCGAGTGCTTTCAACACTGATGCGGGTTCAAAGCCTGCGTTGATGAGGCGTTGAGCCATCATTGTTTTGCGGTCAAGTTCTGTGAGTCCAGCCGCAGCAAGATCAACATTGGCGAGCGGTACACGGTAAGCATCGCCGCCTTCGGCTGGTCGGAGATCTTCGAAGCGTCGCACATCGTTGATTGACAGCCAACCAGCTTGCAGACCTGATGAGTATCCTGCGACACGAGAACCGAAGTCGCCGCGCATCAAACCGTCAAGGTTGAACTTCATGAACGCACCGTTGGTGAGAAGTTTGTTTGAGTAGCCGTCTTCGATCTTGGTGACATACGGTCGGAGTGTGTGCATCACAAAGTGAATGCCGTTCATCTCGACAGATGCGTATGCTTGCGCACCTGATTGGATCACACCAGCCATCGATGGTGGTACACGGAATGCGCGAAGAATCTCTTCGACTGCGAACTGTCGTGATTGTAGGAACTGTGAGTCGTCTGGTGCGACCGAAGTTGTCGTGTACTTCGCACCGCCGAACAGGATGCCTGGTCGGTGTGAGCGTCGCAAACCTTTGTGACCTTCTTCGAATCCGTCAACAAGCGATTTCGCTTGTTCGCGGGTCAGGTTGCCTGGGAACTCGATGATGCCAGAAGTGTGCGAACCTTGACCGAAGAACCTTGCAGCGAACTCCTCAAGAGCCTTCGATAAACCAAGATTCTCTTTGACAAGTTCGATGCGTGAACGGCCACGCAAATCACCAGGCAAACGCAACTCGGATAGATGAATCATGTCATCATGCTCGATGATGTACTGATTGTCGTAGACATAAATCAGTCGGCGTGACTCGTCGCGCTTCACTTCAACTTTCAACGGATTCAACACAGCCAAACCAGCAACACCGGCATCGTCACGAATGATGCGTGTGAACGAGTTACCGTTCAACAGCATCGAGACAAGTACCTGCTGGAAGTGGTCGGTGCGTGACACACCGATCTCAGGCATATCAACCCATTCAGGTCGCGGCCGATATGGTCGGCGGTCGCCGTCGACACGGATGTAGGTGTCGACTGGCAGAGTTGAGATAGAGTCGGCGATCAGTCGGACACACGCATACACGGTTCCGATCTTCAACGAATCTTCTTGCGTGACTACCGTGCCAGAGTTTGTTGTGAATTGGAATGCGTCACCTGCGGCGAACAGCGACTGGAACGAGATTGCTCGCTCCTCGGTGCCTTGTGTGAACAGTCTTGACAGCATTATTTGTTATCCACTTTCTTTGACCGTTCCCATGCCAAGGTGAATGCAAGCATTGAAAGTCCTACAAAGATTAGCCCAAGCGGAAGCGCAATGTAAAATATGCCCAACGCAATCAAGAACACCGACACCATCTCAAGAATTAGAATCATCATCTCTTCACTCCTAAACTACGAAGAACCCAGGTTGCTGAACACTTTCGGCTCTTCTCGTTGCACGATCAACAGCCATCGCCAATGCTATCGCAGCATCAATCTTGCGTTTCGACTTACCCTTCGACAACCGCCAACCCATATCCGTTGACCGTTGCGCAGCCGACAACACCTGATCAGCGAACACGGGATCACCATTGTGTGCGATCTTCTGATTCACAATCATCTCATACAAAGTTCCGCAAGCCGGCACCATACGCGCAGTCGACTGACTGAACTCAACCATCGTGAACCCTTCATCGGACATCGCTTCGGCTGAACGCTGAAAGAACGCTGGGTCATAGGCGAACTCTTGCACCGTGTATTCGCGACCGAGTTCACGAATGTGTTGCTCGACTGCGGCCACATCCATCACACCACCATCAGGATGCCAGATCTTTGCACGAACAACAATCCGACCAGACTCCTGCGGCTGCGCAATCACAACCGCAATCGAGTCATGCTTCAACGCCATGTCAATACCGACGAACACAGGAATGTTCGGATCAAGTTCATCATCACTACGACACAACTCCCAAGCACCTTTCGGCAGCCACGATTCACCATCGGTGCGAACCCATTGATTTAGCCGGTATCGGCGATAGGCGACTTCAGCTGTTTGCATCATTGAGATCTCCATGTCCTCAATGTCAAGAAGTCCTTCAGCCAAGTTCGGGTTAGCGATATTCCAAGCATCACGATCCGACACCTCGCATTCGGCTGGTGCTTCCCACCACCAAAACCCGAACCGCTCATCAACTTGATCGCCTGAGATGACCCGTTTGCCGTAGTTATAAAGAGAACCGCAGATGGTATCCAAGTCGAAACCTGCCGTGGTGATGGCCACAATGTTCGGATCTTTACGCGCACCAGAACCCAAAGTCAGCGCATCCCAAAGTTCGGAGTTTGGTTGCACATGCAACTCGTCAAACACAACCGTTGAAGGATTCAAACCCTGCTGCAACTTTGCGTCGCTCGATAGCACACGGTAGATCGCACCAGTCGAAGGAACCTCAACCACATCGCGATACACCTTGCACACACCTGACAATGCAGGCGACTGAGTGATCTGCCACTTGGCCTCATTGAACACAACTCGCGCCTGCTGTCTGTCACCCGCCGCCGAATAAACCTCAGCACCAGGCTCACCCTCGATCAGACCATACAGTGCGATGAGTGAACCGAGTAATGACTTGCCGTTCTTCCGAGCCAACCCAATCAAACTACGACGATACCTAAGCAACCCGTCATCACGACGCTCATACAACCCGTCAAGAAGTGCGACCTGCCAGTTGGTAAGAATCAGAGGCTGACCGGCACGAACACCTTTGCTCACATGCAAGAAAGTTCGAGCAAAGTCAACGACTTTGTGACCGTCAGACTTGCTGTATAACTTCGGCGTCGACCAAGTTGGAGTTCCTTTGTCGATATGCGTCAAGCTCATTTGCCACCCTTATCTCCGCCAAGCCAAGTCTTGCACGATCGCTCGGAGTGAAACCAAGCAAACTCAACCATGCTGTGCATTGCGCGTCCATCTGTTCTATCTGCTTCACCGCAGGATGAGTCACAATCTGCCCGTTCGGCGAGGTGTACCAGCGCGTCGTCACATCGTCGCCCAACCAAACTTCTAGATCGTAAATCTTCTGATAGTTCCGACAGAGCCGACCCATGAGCGGACCGTCGTGCAGCTCGGACAGATGACGCCGACCACCAGTCCACAACACCGTCCAATACTCGGTGCCAACTTTGCCCAAACCTTTCGGCGCGACCGGCACAACCGACAAGTCGACCAACGCCAACGCAGTCTCTGGCATAGGCGAAGCCTTCAAACCGTTGCGTATGCGTGACCCTTTGAGACGCTTGCGCTCGATCGGAGTTGCGGATGATCCGCGACCGACTCCAGTTGATTTGGTGGCCATGCCACCAATGGTAGCCGTGACCCGTCCACCGACCATGCCTGCACTCGCC